CCCTAGTGGAGTAGCAAGACTAAAGAGATATGAATCCTGCGTCCTGACGATCTATCAGGATTCTGCAGGCCTAGATACCATTGGGTATGGGCATCTTCTTACAAGCAGTGAGAGAATTAGCAAGGTTTTTGCTGATGGAATTTCACAGGATCAAGCTGAACTGCTTCTCATTATTGACATGAAGCCTGCTGAAGACACTGTTAATAAATATGTCACCGCTACTATTACTCAAGATCAGTTCGATAGCCTAGTTTCGTTCACATTCAACTGTGGTAATCGAGCACTACAGATGTCATCGATGTTGAAGTCTATCAATGCTGGAGCACCAGCAGCAGAGATCAAGACCAATCTACTCAAGTGGAATAAGATTACAGACCCAACAACAGGTAAGTTAGTTGTATCGAAGGGACTACATAACCGTCGCCTCGATGAAGCAAAGGCCTGGTAATGTGGGGACGGGGCAAATAGAATGAAGCTAGATCATTCAGTAGAAGAATGGATATCTCATATGAAGAGAGTGCTTTTATATGTTTAACCGTTATAAAATAGTTTGGAGCCCTGTAGAGGTTGATTACCTCAAGCTCAATCGTGATACGCAACCGATTGATCAGCTAGCTATTTCTCTCGCGAAGAGTCGTAATGCTGTATCCAACAAGATGAAGGAGTTGGATGGTAAGCCAGTGCCTAAGTCTGGTAAGGGTCGAACCAAGATTGGTAAGCGAAAGGATCTTGGTATCTTCATGCGTTCTGGATGGGAAGCTAATGTTGCCCGCTGGTTCAAACATGAAGGCAGAGGCTATATGTATGAACCGAAGAACTTCATCTTCGATAAGTTCAAACATGGCACTGTTAGTTATGTTCCAGACTTCTATGTAGATAATACATACTGGGTAGAAGTAAAGGGTATGCTCAAGGGATCAGACAAGACACGTATCCGTCGCTTCAAGAAGTTCTATCCAGAAGAGTTTAAGAATCTCAGAGTAATATGTAATCCCAATACTGCAGCCGATAAGTTCTTCAAAGAAGTCGGCGTGCCTATTCTCTCCTACTATCGAGACCTTGATAAACAGCATAAGGCCACGATCCCTGAGTGGGAGTAAAGATGGACATCGAGCTACTTGATTTTCAGAAGAACAAGAACTCGATGGCACTAGTCCTGAAGTACCATCTTCTCATTCAAGAACTAGCATCACTCTGTAAGGGTACACACAAAGAGATCGATCCACTCTTCAGATGGTTCTATAGTCTATTCCTGAATGGTAAGCCTAGGAACATAATGAGTACCCTAGAGGCTCGTGAGAGAGTCCAAGTAGCTACGGAACAGCTTACCCGTGAGGATTGCTACCATCACATCCTGCTCTTCTTTCTTGAGCTAGCTAAGCGCTATAAGCCCAAGAAGGACAGTGGCGACTTCAATCACTATATACGTATGGTCCTCGGCTGGCGTACAAAGAATTGGATAGCTACACTCATACGTAGGAATGAAACCATAATCCCGCCCGGTCTTCTCAGTCTCCATGAGGACTACATGGAAGACGAGGAAATGATCCAACCATTTACTATGGATCTAGCTTGGGTAATGCGTGGAAGCGAGAACCCTCTATTCAAAAGCTTGAGAGCCTATGAGAGGTACATTCTCTTTCTCTACTTCACAGAGAAACAAACAATCAATAAGATTGCCTTCACTACCTATCAAAGTAAGAATACAGTCAATGCCGACCTGAATCGTATCATTGAAAAATGTAGGAGAGATTCAGGGAACTATAATAGTTGGTGAAGTGGGAACTAGAATGTTGCTCTGGGGAGCTGAGCCGTTCTTATTCGCCGCTTCAAGTTTCTCAAGTGATGGCTTGAGATCTCTATCCCATACTTCTTGAATCTTGGAAACCTTAAGGACACCTTCCTGTTCAAGGGTGATGGTCACTGCAGAAAGACTTGCTCCAATGTTAATAGACATTGCGCGAAGCTTATTGCATTCATCAGATAGGGCTAGCACATCATGGATGAGCATCTGAAGCATCTCGTCCTGCTTATCAAGTAGATCACAGATCTTAGCTCCTGTTACTTCGAAGCCTATAGAGAGAGTATTCCTGATCTCATCTCTCTGTTTCTTGAACTCTTGGAAATCTAATACTCTCTTCTCAGCCATCTGTTCTCCTAGAAATCATCATCTACACTTTCTGTTTCAATATTCTCGGAGTCCAGTATTTGAAATCCTGAGATCACTGTAGCCGAATTAGAGCTGACCATATCGTTCAGCTGTGCTTCGACTTCTGCTTCAGCCATGGTTGAGTCTTCCTCATCCACAATGAATTCAACATAAACTCGTACTTTCATAACTCATCATCTGAATCAAATAGATTCAGCTCCTCTTCTTGTCCATTCCCATCTGGAGCATTTGAAGCATGTACTATCAGTTGAACTTCCCTATTAAAGTCCGTGCGTACTCTCTTCTCTAGATCTGAGAGTGTTTGGAATGCGTATATACATAGTGCCTTATCACGCTTCCCTCCATTGAGTGATCCAATATAGTGGTCACAGTGTGATGAATTATCAAACACTGGAATGAACTCACTGTTATCATCTGGATCAACTTGAGTGAAAAGAATAACGTCCTCCACGTCAGGCTCGTAGCCTTCCTTGTAGTTTGCTATAAACGCAGGGACAAACCACGTTCTTCCTTCGTGCAAGTTGTACCATCCGGTTGTCAGACTCCTGTAGAACCAAATCCACCTGAGCCACGATCTGTGCTATCTAGATCCTCAACTACTTCGAGTGTTGCCGTTGCTACTGGACATATAACTAATTGTGCTATCCTATCGCCATGCTTGATGATTCTGGTTTCGCTTCCGGCATTGTAGAGGATGATACCTACAGGGCCTCTGTAGTCACTATCTAGTGTGCCCGGAGAGTTGAGAACGGTCAAGCTCTGCTTCAGTGCAAGGCCTGATCGTGGTCTGATCTGTCCTTCAAAACCTTCTGGAATTGCTAGTGATAGTCCTGTTGGGATTAACTGAAGGTGGCCTGGATAAACATGCGCCTCATCATCACCAGGAAGATCTGCACACAGATCCATACCCGCTGCTCCAGCAGTCTTGTATTCTGGTACTGTTGCTGTGGCTGTTAGCTTCTTAATCTTTACGAGTGGGTTCAAATGTATTCTCACTAGTCTTCCGTCTTTATCCCAAGCCGCCATCTCTGTGGATACGCTGTTATTGATAATCATGTTTACCTTCAATGGTGACTTATAAGTCCAGGTGAGAGTATCCCAACCTGGATCTTCTGGTAGTTCAAATGGATCTGGGATCATTACAGCGTCCTAATCTTTAGGTTTGGATTCTGTTGCTGATACCTTTCAACATATCTATCAACTTCATCTGGTGGCACAAACCATCCCTTACAGTTAGTACCAACTTCTTGACCTCGAATTGGAAGATACTGTGTACCAAAAGTATTATCTGTATAGATGACGGAACACTTCCCATCTTTATTACATGTGCCGATTTCTTTAACTGTCTTAAGGGACTCACATAGTTCTACGTGAACATACTTTGAATAGTCTGGACCTTCACATGAAATAAGTAGAAGTGATAGTACAAGTAGATATTTCATTATTCCTCAAACACATCTGCAAACAACTTTGCGAGAGGCGAGCGTTCAACCTTGATCAGTTCGATTGCTGCAACAAGGCCAGATGATTTCATCTTCTCATCTTCCATGATCTTCCAGAGACCAGTTTTGTTCTTCGCGATCTTCTCATCTCTCTGGTTGAGATCGCCCATGACTACTAACTTACTGTTCTCTCCGATACGAGTTCCCAGTGTAAGCATCTCATGATGATCAAGCACCTGGACCTCATCTGCAATGACGAATGCATTCAGGAAGGACGCGCCACGGATAAGCTGCATTGGAATAAACTCAATATGGAACTGACTGATAGCATCCTGTGTAGACTTTCTTCCAACTAGCTGTTCGAAGTTGCTCATGTAGTTCATAAGGTAGGGCGCGAACTTTTCATTCACATCTCCAGGTAGAGCACCAAGATCTCGCTTACCTACCTGGCTCATCGGCTTGGTTAGGATTAGGCGCTCATACTTCTTCTCTTCAAACTTCTGCATTGCAACAGCAAGAGTAAGAAGAGTCTTTCCTGTGCCCGCTCTACCAATCAATACATTAAGTGGAACAGAATCATCCATGAGCATGTTGAGTGCCATGGTCTGTTCCTTGTTCTTTGGCTTGATACCAGAGGCTTCTATATCTTGTAGAAGCAAAAGTGTTCGGCCATCTGGTGATACCCTAGTTAGAGCCGATGCCTGTGAAGCAGACTTTATTACTATGAATAGATTTGGATAGAAGCTATTAGAATTTGGCAGGCTCTCAATATCGATTTTCTTGTTCTTGTAAAGTTCTGTAACGAGTGCTGGATCCTGATCCTCTAGCACCTTAACGCCAGTAAACTTATCAGCCATTTATCACCATTATTTGAGACCGTGTGCGTAACTTTCTTTGAGACCTGATTGAGTAATGTATATCATCTCGGCCTTCTCTCGTATCTCTTTGATTTCTTCTGCTCCACAATAGCTCATGCCCGAGCGCAGTCCGTCAACAAGTTCTTCGATGATTTGATTTACAGGTCCCTTATATGGGATCTTCTGAATCTCACCCTCTACTACACTCACAGATCCCTTCCAGTCCATCTGTGCTTCTCTGGATGCCATACCACGATAGGTTTTAAAACCATCCACAACCTCACCAGGAGCCTCGTCAGTGCCTGCAAATAGGCTGCCTATCATTACGGTGTCAGCTCCAGCAGCCAGCGCCTTCACGATGTCTCCAGAGGTTCTAATGCCTCCGTCAGCAATAATGGGCACTCCGGAACCCTTAATGGCATTGTAAACATCCATAATAGCTGTTAGTTGTGGTACTCCATGGCCTGTGACTATACGTGTAGTGCACAAGCTACCAGGTCCAACACCTACCTTAATAGCGTCCGCGCCAGCTTCCACAAGAGCAAGCGCTCCCTGTGCTGTAGCTACATTACCAGCAATGATATCTATACCATGTGCCCAGTAGTCGTCTTTCAGCTCTTTAATTAACTCAATGACTCTACGGTGATGTCCATGAGCTACATCTACACAAAGAATATTAGCATCACCTCGTGCAGCTTGGATTAGTCTTTCAATGTTATCGACTTGATTAATGCCAATAGCAACGGCACGTGGATAGTCTTTTCCGTATGGCTGAAGCCATGTGCAGATACGTCCAACCTGAAATGGATTGAGAAACCTGTGTAGGATACCAGCGCCGCCAACCTTCTGCATAGCAAGCATCATGTCAAACTCAGTTACTGTATCCATGTTGGCAGACACAATAGGAATATCGAGGTTGAAATTCTTTGTAAACCTAGTGTTCAAGGAAACATCTTTCCTCGAAGCTACTTCAGAATACTTTGGTACAAGAAGAACATCGTCAAACGTAAGGCCAAGTCTCATCACAACTCCTCGTCACCTATAAGGTCAAACCTATCTCTCTCTTCTGGTTCTGTGCTCTCTGGTTCCATAACGGTCATCTCAATTGGTAGCGCCTCAATGACTGGAACAATGATAGGTATTGGAATCATGCTACCACAGATCAAGTACGTAGTGGAAACAGACTTAATGTATTTCCCTTTCTCTGCTATCTTCTGGATATGACCAGGGCGAAGAATCTTGAAGTCATACTCTTCCTCGATCTCTTCACTAGTAATTCTTAGCCTACCTAGTAGTGATGTGTGATCAAAGTCAATGAGAGAATTGAATGCGGCAATATCACTAGATGGAGTCTTGTGACTATTGAGCGTCCAGGCATCTTCCACAATTCTCTTTATCTCAAGAGTAAAGATATCGCTCTCAGGTGTTCTATTGAACTGAAGGATAGACTTGGGTGGCAGAATTTCATAGCAATGGATCAGGATTGGATCCATCTTTGATGCTACATGTCTACCTGATAATTCAAAACGCGCCTTCTGTATAGTATATACAGGGCTCTCAAGTAGACTGTTGAAGATTGTTTGTTTGAACTGGCTCATTGAGATCTAGCTTATCAAGGAATTCCTTGAACTCTCTGGAATATTCCCCCTTCTCCGTGCGTGTTTCCATCCCACTACCTTTGGATAGGAACTCAAAGTTTTCAATACTTGGCTTCATGGGACGTGACAAGAATGAACGAATTGCCCCTACTTCCATTCTACTAAAGTTCACGGCGTCGTAAATATAGTCCTTCCAACCACTCATAGCTACAGGACATACGGCGTTCGCCATCATCTCAAGTGGGCGTGCACACTCCTGAATTTCCAGTTGTGCGTGGCTATCCAAACGGAGACGTAGGAAGCCCATTAGGTTCCAAAGATCTATAGTCCAATAGAATTGGGTATACAGATTGATTGGGAGAACCATGCGAGCAAGTTCACGCGCGACTCCTTGCTTGATGAGACTCTCATATTCCTGATAGGCTGCTGAACAAAGATTATCCAGGTAATCAGCTACGTTCCCATCAGAACCGTAGGAATCCAGCACTGTCTTGAATATAGTTTCTGAAGAGCCCTGTCTATTTGTTACTGCCTGCCCACGTAGATGGTCTGGGACATAGAACTCATCCTTCATTACAGAGTAGCGTGCAGACTCTTCGTTTGTGGAAGACATACGATGTCTAATCCACTGGCGCATTACGAAGATTGGGATCTTGATGTGGAACTCAAAGCGCACCTTCTCAAATGGAGTAGTGTGCTTGTGGCGCAGAAGATACCGAATTAGATTGGAATCTGTATTGGCCTTCTTTGTTCCAGCTTGGTAGGAGACACGAGCCGCATCTACAATGCGCTGGTCACCTCCCATGTAATCAACGAGACGTACGAAGCCGCGATCCAGAACCTTAAACTCCTTATCGAGTAGTTCTTCTGCTTCAGGAATTACCAAGTGTGGCATTGTCTGGCCTCTTAATGTTCAATAGCTTTGCTAGTTCGTCCACAGACATACAGTACTCTTTCTCTATATACTGTGCAAACACATAGTCTGCACAACAGTGATTAGTCCAAGTATTGTGTGGAGGTAATCCAAATAGCCTTCTCAGATCGTCGGCTGCTTGTTCTCTATCCATCTTTATTCATCCAATACGCTTCCTCAATTCCCCACTCACTGGAATCGTTGAGTCCAAGATAATCTCCATCTTCTTGATCAAGAACATCACCTTCGCGTGCTTTCTTGAGCGCTTCCTCTGGAGTCTCAGCTTCAATGGTCATGTGAAGATACCTCTCTTCGCGAGCTGTAACGATAAATTGTTTCATTATTCTCCAAATTCTAGGGCAGATGGCGTTTCGCCAGAGATATCTTCTATTGTGTCTAGTCTTTCTTCTCTATCTACTTTATTTAGAGGAGTGGTATTCCTTAGAAGACAGTCACGAATTATTCTGTCACCATAGAGTCTGCGTTCAAGTGCTTGTTTGGCAGCAGTTGTGCTCATCCTTACTTGATCAAAAGACATTCCTTCTTCTAGTATAATAGCTACACCTATAGTTAGAGGAGCTTTATCCTTTGCTTCTATGACTGCGGTAAACTTAATTTTCGTTGGCGTTAACAGTTTCATTCTTTACCTACGTATTCCTTTCCATTCACTACAAACTTGTCCTCAATAATGATGACCTGATAGGTAGCAAAGATACCGTTTGGCTTTACCCATCCATAGGAGAATGCATGCTGCCAGTTGTGTGGCCTGTTCTCCATGAAGTGAGGGTTATACTTCTCAAGACATCCATTACAGCGAGCAATGTGACGGTCTCTCATATCAATGGGCGCGGTGTGACTTGCGGTTCCCACATCATGGTAGTGACCATACATAATATTCCTATTGAAGTAGTTCAGGAACTGCCATGGGTGATACTTACCACCCTTGATGATGTCACCGTGAGTGAAGTGAAGATGGCCGAGATTGGCTACACCCTTGGATGGAA